TGCTGTTGCGCGGCTTGTGCTTGATTTTGTTGCAATAAGCGTTGAGCTGCTTGAGCCATGATTGGGGCCAATTGAGCTTCCATACGTGGGTCCATAGATACATCTTCACCCGACTCGTCTTTTTGCGGAGGTAGTGGCATACCCATTTGTTGTTCCATCTGCTTACGATATTCGTAACCCAAGTGTTCGTTAATATGTGCCATAGCTGCTGCTTGGATTTGCTGCGCCATTGGGTTGCCTTGCATTAACTTCTGAAGTTGTGGGTCTTGCATAGCAGCCATATGAACTTGGATGTGCGCTTTATGGTCTTGCAATAAGAACGCCTTAACAGGACGGAGAGATAACAGATTTTGGTTTTCTGTTATTGGGTCCATTGGTTTTTGGTCTTCTTCCATCGGAATAAGTTTTTGCGCATTTTTAATACCCAAGACATCTAGCATCTGACGATGTAGTAATGGCATATTGTAAATCTGTGGAGATTGTTGTGCTAATTGAACAACTGCTTGATATTGAACAATCTTTTGCGCCATTGTTGAGGCATTAGGGTCAGATACAGGAATAACAGCAACGTTATCGTAGTCTGATTTCTTAGCTAGACGAGAGCCTTCTGTAGGTTCGTACTCGTATTCTTCAGGTGTGTAAGCGGCAATAATCTCTTTAAGTAAGCCTAACTCTTGCTTCATTGAGTAGTGGATACGAGCTTGAACAGCGCTCATAACCTTCAATGTACGCTCAAGGATAGCTAAAGTAGTACCCACTGGAGCTTGGCCTGACATATCTGAGATTTGCAAATCAGCTGTATTAGCGAAGCGACGGCCATCTTCGACGATTGATTGCAATAAACCAATCAATACTTGGCTTGGCTCTTTATATGGTAGAGCCATTAAGTTGTCACGGATTGAACCACTTGGCACGTCTACATCACGAAACTCGCCTGGGGCAATAGGAGTATCGTCACCTTTTACACGAAGGCCACGAGTTTTAAAACCACCGGGTAGATTAGATAATGTGCCAGCATCCACAAGCTGGCGAATAAGACTAGTACCAGACTTAGCAAAAGCGCCAATGAGATGGATGAGACCAAAGTAATAAAAGCCAAAGCCCGGAACATATCCGTAATGTACAAAGTGCTGTCGTTTTTGGAACGTGTCATCTTCTGGCTCCCAGTTACGGCGAATAGCTAGGACAGTATTAGTGCCCTTTTCAATCGTAATAATATAAGGACGAGCAATGCCTGTCTCATGCCCACGTTTATCTTTATGTTCATCGCCCGGCATTACGTAGTCAACATGCATCTCAAGGACTTTGTAACGGTCATCAGATGAAGCTCTAAAGCCCATCTTCTCGGCAATCTTTTTCTCTACTTCATCAAGTACGCTTACTGGTTCGCCTAAATCTACATCACGGTAGAAACCTGCTTGTTGCAAGCGAATCAATTCATTTTCAGTCTTACGCATTACGTGGGTTACACGCTCTGCAGACTCAAGGTTAGATGCACCATACGGTACAACGATGTCTTCAGCTGGAACGAAGATAGATACTTGACGCTCTAGATGTGGGTCGTAGTAAACCTTCTTAAACGCATTACCTGAAAGGCCCAAACCCCATAGCATACGCTCATGCTCAGGGCGGTATTCTTTCATCACATCAGTAAGCTGGTAGTTCATGTCATCTTGAACACGTTCAGCAGCATCTTTCTTCTCAGGTGTTTCTTTACCGATGATTTGTGTTTTAACAGGGCCGGCAGCTGGGAACATCGACATCATTGTCTCAGCTTGGAACTTAACGAGTGCTTCACTTAATAATGGATGGTACACGCCACATGCGCCTTCCCAAGGCTCTGAGCGTTCTTCAATTTTCATACCCAACAGCTCTAGGCCATCAACATATGTTTGAATCCAATCTTTGCGAGATGCGCAGTCATCTTCATAGTCAGCAATAAGCTCAGACGCAATCATTACTAACTCGCGCTCGTCCATTTCTTCTGCTAAGTTGGCATCGAAGTCTTCTGATGCTTTTCTATCTTTATTTGGCGAGAGGTCAATCTCCAAGCCATCCATCTGTAGGTGAACTGCCTCTGGGTCTTCAATTTCAATCTGCAAATCAGGCTGTCCCTGCTGTGCTAGCATCTCATCTAGACCTTGTGGAGCTTGGTATAAAGCCTTTTCAATAGCCATTTTTCTTCCTTATTTCTTCAATTCTGCGACAAATTTACATAGGTTGGGGTATTTATCTGCTGTCAGCTCCCCTTGGTCATATAAATTAGCACATTCAATTACGCGTAGGAGGAACAAATCAAGGTCAGATAGCGAGCCGTCCGGGTTCTCCAGACAACTCGGTCTATTTATTTCACTGAACATCTTTACAATTCGGTCAACTTCTGAGCCGAATCTGTCTTTCAGTATTGTATCACTTTTTTCAAGGACCTTATCTTTAAATACGTTTGTACCATACACTGAATGCAGGCCGCCCGCAAGTGCTAGTATGTCGTTGAACCCGTTAGATTTAATTAAGTGGTACGTGCGAATAAGGTGGTCTGCTAATGTTCCATTCTTATGTGCGCGTTTATCCGCGCCAATCTGTTTAAGGAACGCAACTAATAACTCTTCAGCTTCATATAAGGCTTTAGGGTCAATACTAACCTTAAACATTAATGTAGTTCTTAGTCCTTCATAGGTTCTAGCTAGAGGGCTAGCGCGATGAGGGATATTACCAGGGAAGACAACTACTCGCCCATAGCTAGGTAGCACAGCCTGAATAATAGATGTCTTAGCTTTATCGTAAAATACGGTCTCTCCACCCCATGAAGCGTCCCATGCGGAGTCCATGTAAATCACACAGGTCATATCTTCAAGTCGTTCTGTATCCGTGTGGATATACCCTTCAGTACCGAATGTATGCCTGTTAGCGTAGCAACGGGTCAATACAGCCTTGTTTTTAAATACTTTCTCATTAAGCTCAGCCCACACCTTATCAAACGGGTCAGGCAGGCGATTAGCCACATCTGTCGGATTATTCTTATCTGTATGTGTAATGTCGTAGTTCCAATGGCCATAAGGCACGTTTGTGTTTGACGGCCAACCGTAAGTCCAATTTGCCACGTTTAGTGCTTTGGTACACTCATCCAACGCTGCAAGGTCTAGCAGGTTATCTTGAATAGTTATCATTAGTAGTAAGCCGCTTTCTTTCTAGGCATTAAGTCATAGTCATTATGGTCGGATGGTAGTGTTAGGAACCCACCTTTGCGGAATCTCAGCATTGCTTGAGACATCGAGTCAACCAAGTCATCATGCTCGCCTGACGGGAATGAAGCTACCTCTTCCACCAGCTCATCAGCCCAACGGGTCTGCGGAACCCACACCCTACCTGAAGCGAAGATATCCGCCACAGCGTTAAGCCTTGCAATCTTGTCGTTACCCTTGCTTGGGACAAACTCTTGTACCGGAATCCCCATTGCGCGCAGCTCATATATAAGTGGTGCACCTGAAGCCTTTGCCTCGACGATTAGCGCGTCAGGTTCCCATTCTTGGTACGATTCATAAGCTTTCTGTTTTAATTCAGGGAACTCCATGCGTCTTTTCATGGAGTTTAATAAGATAATGTTAGCTTGGTTAATACCCGTATCGTCTGGATGATAAAATACGCCCCATGTTGTACATGCACTAAAGTCAGCCCGTTCAGACTTGGTAAACGCCGTATCCCATGATTGGATGATGAAGTCACAATATGGAGGATGTTCTTCTTCCCATTGTTGCCACCATTCCCGCTTAATAATCGCTGAGACCTCGGAGGTTGGCTGTTGCATGTACTGCGCCATCCATTTACCCACCGGAAGTTCCGCACGAAGTGCAACTAGTTCCTCAACGCTCCAGAACTCTGGCCAGAGTGGCTTATCCTCTTCGAATAATGCAGGGAACTCAATGACTTCCCATTCTTCACCCGACCTTTGGGCCGCGGCTTTTAATACTTGTCCGGTCAAATCCTTCTTAGACCAGCGGGTCATCACGATAATAATCGCACCACCTGGTTGCAAACGTTGACGAGGACCAGATGTGTACCACTCGTACGTCTTGTCGTAGATTTCTGGGTTAACTTCGCTTAGTGCCGCCTCTTGTTCTGAGTGAGGGTCATCGATAATAAGGATGTCTGCGCCCTTACCTGTAACAGCACCCCCAACACCGATAGC